CGCTCATATCAGCCAGAATGGCGTCTATCTGAGCTTGATTTGCGCCATCGGCAAGGATGCGCCATGGGTTGCCGCCGGAGGCGTCCCTCATCAGCAGAGTGAACCGCCCCACCACAAGCGTATCCGCAGTGATAGGGGTTCCGTCCATGTTGACGATGCCTGTTGTGGTCCCGGCCCCGCCCGATGCTACGTCAGCGGCACTTTTCACGTTGATCGTCGCCGGGCCGGTATTGTTGGCAGTCGGCTTGATGAGCAAAAGTTGCCGATCAACGGCTGCCTGCCTCAGAGTGACCGTCAATGCGTTGGCCGTCCCCCCAAACGTGTCCGGCTTTGCCACCAGCCCGTCACGGATTTCCCCTGTGGATTGCAGTACAGTGGTCAGTTTGTACTTGTTGCTCGGGGCGCCAAAGAATGTGAATTCGTATGGGTAAAACTCTGTGATCGCCCCAGCAAAGACCGCTCCGTTGTTCAACTGCGTCACGTCCAAAACCGCTCCGCCGTTTATTTTCAGCTTCAGGTTTCCGGTGTTTGTGAATGGTGCAATGAATGTGATCCGCATGCCTTCTGTGGGCGCGGCGGGAACATCCGGGTTTGTAAGCAACACCAGATTAGGGTCAACGCCGTCCTGGACAGCGGTGCAGTGATATACGCCCGCAGTCCTCAGCGTGGCCGTGGACGCCTTCTCCCCCAGTCCCGTCGAGCTGATCCGCGTCCATGCGCCGACGGCTGTGCCATAGGATTTGTATCGCCCCGCGTCGGGCACAGTCGCCTCCAACAGAGGATCCGTGTGGCTGCCGCCCGCCTCATCGACGATCTCAGCACCCTGTCCGATATATGCGGGCACAATGTCTGCGAGGTCTCCAGCCCACGCAGCCGCATAGACCATATTTGTCGTCTGAGTGGCTTCGACGCTCGAAAGCCGCGTCTCATGATCATCAGCCGTAACAGACAGCTGCTGACCGGACGTCTCCAGTCCCGCAATCTTATCTGCCACCGCCCCTGTGCCCGCAAGCTGCGTCGCCAGATCTACTGTTTTCTGACGCCCAGTCGACCCATCCCTATTGACCAGCACCTCATCAGAGATTGCGACGGGATCGATATTGTCCGTATTCACACCATTTGCCATGATTTGGTCTCCGTTAGATGATGGTGATTTCGAAGGGTCCGGCCACGGGGCCGGGCAGATCGTCCGCATTGCGCGGCTCAATCCAAACAAAGTGGGTGCCCTGTGAGAGGCATCCCGATGTCTCGAGATAGGCGACGACATCATCAAGCGTGCCGTCGAACGTCGATGAGGCCAGCCACTCGATAGTGTCATTTCCGGTCACCGCCTGGATGCGATCGCTGTAGGTGCCGTCTGCTGTGATAGCCGTGCCGGGGCGATCCGATCCGCCGGTGAGGCGCGGGGTCAGGCTGCCGGCTGTCAGGCCCGCGACCGCGTAGCCGAGGCGGTAGTATTTGCCTGCCGTCGCCGCGAGCGCCTGCGCGATCGCATCCGCTGTGCCCGGCGTGTGCGTGGCCACGCCGCCCGCGACCGTCCAGCCCGCGTCCAGCGTCCATGCAGCCGCGTTGTCCATGGACCCGCCCGCAATCAAGTTTTCGCGCGTGGTGTCGCCCAGCGTCGTCGAATAGCTCGACTGCGGGGTCACAGCGAGCGGCGCACCCACGGCATCGGTCTCGCGGTCCAGCGTGTCGGATGTCGAGCGGTAGATTTGCAGTGCTGTGGTCGCGACGTCGTCGCCGGTCGCGATCTGGATCAGAGCCCCGCCCAAGAGCGTGGTGACCGTGATGCCAGCCTCATCCAGTGCGGCGGGGATGCCCGCATCCTGCTCGCCGACGATGATCGTCACGGTCACAGTAAAGGGTCCATAAACGCCCGTCGCACTGATCCCGCGTGCCCGGATTTCGACGCTGTTGCCAGTGACATAGCCCTCGATGTCACCGCCGCCATTTGCGGCCGCGATCTGGAGCGTGGTCCACTCAGTGGCCCCAGAGAGGCGGTGATCGATCTCAAACGTCGCCGTCGGCACAGAGCCAGAGCCCGGCTCGATCAGATAGGTGATGAGGTTTGCGGTGCCTGTGCCCGAAAGTCCGCTGGTGACCGAGACAAATCGCGGTGCGGAGGGTTGCAGAACGTTGTCGTCCAGCTCGGCTCCAACGCGGCTGGACCACGCAGGGATGTCCGTCGCGGCAAGTTCTATGTCGATCTCAGGCGCTGCGGCAATCATGCTGAAAATCGAGCAGCCATCGGTGGTGTTTTCGACATTGCGGACGATGTGGTGCAGCGCGGTGGCGGTGGATTTGCCGAATTGCACGAGATCACCGGCGTGATAGATGCCATCCACGAATGCCGCACCACGCGGCAATGGACCCGCGCCGACAAGTGTCAGGACTGAGGTCTCGCCCGGTACTGTGTCCACGATCCTGACAATGGACGTGCCAATTGTATCGGCATCGTCCTCGAACCACCGAAACCGGATGGCATAGCTCTCGCCTGCCTCCATCACCGCCACAGTGTCCAGCTCAACGAGCGCGCCAAAGACCTCTTTGACCCGGCCCGTCTGGTGATCGCGGGTTAGGGTGTAATGATTGGTCATCACATCATCGCCGCGCGTGGCGACCCGGAATATGCCGTCTTGGGTCGCTTTAAAGGTGTCGGGGCGATAGATCGCCTCGAGCTGGCGGCGACGACCCTCCCGCCAGACCTCGTCGGCGTAGACCTTGCCCGATTGCGGTAGCTCCTCGGTGATTTCGATATCGCCCTCATATCCCGGCCACCTGATTTCGCGCTGGGTCTCTTTGTAGTCATTGCCCGCGTCCAAAAAGGTCACGATGGAGGCGTGGGGCGGTTTGAAATAGGACCGCTCAGTCGAGAAGCCCCATGAATTGCGCGGGCTGATGTGATCCACAATCAGCGCATCGTGAGAGGGGCGGTCGATGACGACGCCATATCTGCGGCCATCATGGCGCGGCGTGGCGCGACCTGCGGCGGCAATCTCAGCGAGGACATCGCGCAGGGTCGTGGACGTCTCAGAGAGCGCTTTGTTGTAGGTCAGGCTATTGGCCTTGCAAAACTCGTGCCATTCCTGCAAAAGCTCCAAATCCAGTTGATCGTCGGTGCACGGCTCAGGCAGCGCCGGGTCTTGCAGCACATGGCGATAGAGGCTTGCGGGGTTTTCGGTGGCGCGGGTGATCCATGTGCCCGTGGCGGCATCCCAATCCGGGCAAATCCGGGTCACTAATGCGTTGAAATTGTCCAGGGCCCCTGAGAGTTGATGCGTCGCTTTGATCCGCAACGCCACGAGCGCAAGCGGGCGCGGATAGTTGAGCGGATATTCCGGGCGCAGGGTCTGCAGCGCGGCCCAGGTGGTACGCTGTTGAACCTTTGAACTGGTGTTTTCGTCTGTGAGCATCGTGCAACGCACTTGCCACCGCGCGCGGGTCGGGAATTGCCACGTATGTTGGCGATAGAAGCCTTCGGTCTTTTTGGCCGAGACCTCAAGTTCCTCGACCAACTGCCACTCGGTCGCCTCGACCAGACGCTGTTCAATGCGGATTTTGACCGTCTGTGAATGTTTGTCGCCGTCGTCGTCATAGCGCACGAGACCGGCAGGCCATGCCAGAATTATCGATGCTCCCGAGGCGTCCGGGCCTGTTGTGCGCACCACCGGTGTCTCCACGCCCGGTGCGTCATCACCGCTGTCAAACAGGTCGCCAAAACCCGGCCAAGGCCCGAGCTCCAAAGTTGGCCAATCCTCCTCGCTCTCAATCTGGATAATCTCGCCCTTGTCGTCGCGCGGGCGCGGCTTGGTCAGCTCGACGCCGACCTGCTCTTCCACGACCTGACGGGGATAGAGGCTGACGGGCAGCTCGCCCTCGATGCCGTACCGCACCTCTGTGTCGACCTCGTCGTATTCCGCGAGGCTGGTCTCACCGATGCGCATGTCGTCAATCGCGATCTGACCTGCTCCCAGTCCAAAGAGCACGCGAATAAATTGATCATCACCGACGATCTCCGTGTGGGGCAGCGCGGCGTAGGGCGGGGCCACCCGCATCTTGCCCAGGACAATGGGCACCGCACCATTTGGTACGGCGCGGTTCTTCAGCCCAGAGATAGAATAGCTATTGCGCGTCTCATCATCCGTTGATGGCGGCGGGATCAGAGCGTTGATCAGCAGGTTGCCGAGCAGTGTGACGCCTAGCGTGACAAGAGCTCCACCCACGGCGGATGCTACAGCACCAGTCAGACCCAGCGCTTCGCCGACACCTAATCCCCACGCTCCGCCAAGCGCCGTCGCGGCCACAGTCACGACAATCGCCAATATCGAGCGGAGTGCATCTTTGCCGGGCACAATACGGATCACGACTTGCACGCCCGGATGTGGACGCACACGCAGCCAGTATTCTGGCGGGACCACATCAATGCCCTTGGGTGTGACCAAGGCCACGCGCACAAGCATGAGCTCAGCGGCAGTGGCCCCCGGCAGCGCCATCCGCACGATCTCATCAACAGTGTAACCGTGCGGCACGTCGAGCCTGATCCGCTCTGCGTCAGGGTTCCAATTCGGAGCCGCAAGGACCGGGATATGGGAGAGGTCGCGGCTCATCTCGACGCCTCCGAGATGATTTGTACAGTCCGTTCAACGCGGTGTTTAACTGCCTGTTCACGGTGTCGCCAATGGCCCTCAAACCTGTGGCTCCACGTGCCGCGATCATAGCGCTCGATCTTGCTTTGATCCTGACCAAACATGTGGATCATGACACCGTGACGCACGACAATCCCGACGTGCGATGAAAATCGCCCGAGTTTGAAAACGGCGATGTCAAAGGCGATGGCCGGACCACTGACCGGCAGCCAAAGCGGGCTGGATTTCTCGCCTTCGATGATTGCGGATATCTCGCCACACTCATCCGGTGAGCTGTAGCTGAGATAGTCCGGCAGGGTGATGCCAAGCTCCTCCTGATAAATGATGCATGCCAGCCCCCAACAATCCGCCCCCGCGCGGGTGCGACCGTGGTCCTGTTGCGGGATGCCCACGAATTTGTTTGACCAGCTCATGTGCCCAAACCTTCTATGGGCAAGGCCGTTGCTCTGATAAAAGAATTCTGGACGATTCTTTTCAGACGGAGACAGATTGTTATGGAAATTGAACCACTCGAGTCAGGTGCGATCCTTCCCATTGAAGAGATCGACGACGAAAGCGAGACACGAGTTTTCTTAGTGTCATACTTCATCTCTTGCACCCTCTTAGGCCCCGAGCAGCAAGAGTATGTAAATCAAATCGAAGTTGGCGTTCCGGTCCGCTCGGAGGACCATAACGCGTCATACCGGGAGATTGAGGATGCTGGTGCTCAAGCGCTTCCAGCCTTTTTTCGAGATCTTGCAGACGCGATTGAACAGGATCTTGCGCGGGTAGATCGCAAGCGTGCAATCCGCAAAGCCGCGTCACCCGATTGATTAGGTTTTTCATCGCTTCACTCCTCATTGATGCAGCCCCGGAAACTTGGTGCGGGTCATGCGACCCGGCGGATAATATTCAAGCTCGATCTCTTGGCGTGACAGGGTCAGGCCGACCTCGGTGTCGGTGATATTTGCGACGGTCAGGTTGAGGTCGAGCACCTCGTCCTCAATCACGTCCGGCGTGGACGCCATGACCATGCCAATATGGATCGTGGCGAGATCGACAAACGAGAGCAGCAGCTCGGCGTAAGCCGCGTCTAGCACGTCCAACACGAGCTTTGCCTCGCCCGGATCGTCCTGGCTATCCGATGGCAGGATGGCCGAGGCCACCACCCACAGGAATGGCTCGGTGGCGGGGTCTGCCCCGCGCCAGGTCGAGCGGGTGCCTCTGATCTGCGCCGTTTCCGCAACCTCAATCAGATCGGCATTGTCGGTCGACAGCCGGATCGGTGCGGCCAAGTCCGGGTGGGTGATCTCAAACAGCAGCACTTGGATTTGATCGGTCGAAACCGCATCCATCGCTGCGCGCGCATTGAGTGAAATCCGTCTCATGGCATCACCACCACACTAAAGGTTTTGCGGAATTGGACCTGACCGTGAACGGTC